CAAGCTGTTCAAAACACAGTTTTGCTCCTGAACATGGATAAAGCTGCTATTAGTGACAAGAGTGGTAAAGTGGTGTTGGAAACTGTGGGCGATACCAGAATTTCTACTAATAAGAAAAAGTATGGTAACTCTAGCATAGATTTAAGTTCAGGCTCGCTAGTATTATCTAGCCCAGTTTATTTTTCAAACAATACAGACTTTACTGTTGAGTGTTGGTTTAATATAAATAGTTTTGGTGCTAATAATATGTTAATGGGTTGGAATAGGGGTGGATATGATTATATTGATATTACTTCGACCAATATCGGACTAAATCAAAGTAATACATATACAGCAAATTGGACTGTTTCTGCACTATCAACAGCAACTTGGTACCACCTTGCCATTACAAGAAACAGCGGAGTTTGTAGATGTTTTATTAATGGTGTTAAGCAAGGTTCCGATATTACAAATACAAACGATTTAGGTGGAAATGTAGCTACTCAAATAGGCAACTGGTATACTAGCCCTACGTATCCATTAAACGGATATATTGACGACCTACGCATCACTAGTGGTTACGCACGCTACACAGCAAACTTCACACCGCCAACAGCGCCACTGCCTACTTCCTAAAGGTACAGCATGACAACACAGATCATTCAGCCAAACGTAGACGCTACATTTTTAGCCACGCTGGCAACGCTGACAGGCAATCAAACGTTGACCAGCAAAACGCTCAAGGGGCCGTTCGAGTCTGTAACGGTATCCCCATCCGCGCCTGCGGCAACGCTTCAGTACGATGTCATAACACAGGGCATCCTGTACTACACTGGCAACGCCACAACAAACTTTACGTGGAACGTGCGGGGCAACAGCGGCACAACGCTGGACTCTTTGCTGCAAACTGGCCAGTCCGTCACAGCCGTCTTGATTGTCACTAACAGCACCACGGCTTACTACCCTACAGCGTTTACTGTGGACAGTGTCACGGTGACACCTAAGTACCCTGGTGGCTCATCTATTACAGGCGGTAGTGCCAGTGCGCTGGACGTTTACACTCTGACGCTAATTAAGACAGCTTCGGCTACATACACAGCTCTTGTGTCCCAAATCAAATACGCGTAAAGGGTAGGCCATGACTTTGTTAGCCGTCAAAAGTTCGCTTGGCGGATTTACTTCCCCCTACGTCTACACGATTCCAGCGGACACTGTTATTTTTTACAATGGCACCTATTCTGCGCCAGTAGATGGCTGGGACTTGTATTCTGACGCTGCCAGCAAGTTTATTGTCGGGACAGCATCGCAGGCTGAGGTGGCTACCACAACAGCTGCCAGTGGAAGTTCAACGGCTACAGCAACCAGTCTATCTACAGCTGGAGCGCACACAGGCGCAAGTGCTTCCGTCCCGGGCGGATATGGTAGTTTGAACAGCGCACGTAATTCTGCAGGTGAGCATACTCACGCCATTACAGCTGGCGGCACTGCTAGCACTGAGATGAAACCAATCAGCACATCCATTACGATGCTGCGTACTACAACAGAGCAACGGTTTTTTCCTGCAAACACAATTCATATCAACGGGACAAATCTTGTTGGTGGTACCCAAAAACTTGCAGCAACATCAAATCGATATATTTCCGGCGGTAGTTCAGTAGTGGACAACGCGGCTGTAAACCATTCCATGACATTGACCGCCGCAACATATGCGTCTGGCTCGCACTACCACGGCAACCCACCATATACCCAGTATGGCAACACACAGACTTCTAGCCTACAAACCAGTTATGGTCTTAGCGCTAACTCTTCTAACCATACGCATGTGGTAACAGCTACTGCTTCGATTTCCGCACTCAAGGGAAAACTCCTCAAGTTGTGGATTGCAGCCTCAAAGCAGCTGCCAAAAAGCGCTACGGTTGTAATGTACTGCGGCAACTTGTCTTTGCTACCAGCTTACTGGAAGGTCTGTGATGGGACTAACGGTACGATCGACATGCAAGGGTACTTCATTGGATACGCCACATCGGCTGCTACCGCGCATGGTACTGTGACCAGTGAGACTAATACATACGCAACTACAGGACCTACCGCAGCGTCTGATCCTTACACACACGCTCACTTCAACAGGTCTGACAACTACTACACGCAGATGTACGAATACCACAGTTCTTCTACAGTTACACATACGCATACTGTAGCTGGCGGGTCTGTTACTTCAGACGCACTCCCTGCACACATCAAACTTGCATTTATCCAATTGGTTACCTAAAGGCACTTACCATGGCTCATACATACCTTACTGTTGACTTTTACAACAACGCAGCCAGCTGCAGAATCAACGGTGTCGATCACGTTTTCTCCTCTGTCGATGCATTTAAATACGGTGCAGGCTTCCCCTATTCCGACACAGTTCGTATCTTTGCTTACGAGCCGGACCGCAGTATCTTTGTGGTGGAGTACGCCGATGGGCAAGTCAAGTCTGGAGCAGACCTGCACGAGATGGTTTGGGTTGCTGAGAACCTCAGCAAGATTGAAGAAGCGGCCATCCTAGACGAGAGCGAAAATCCCGCGTTCCCTGCCCCAACTTTGACACAGGTTCGGAACGTTAAGCTGGCATCGACTGACTGGGTTCTCATTCGCAAGCAAGAAGAAGACTTGTTGGGTTTACCCAACACAATGCCTGCCCAAAAGTTTGCTGACGTACTTGCTTACCGCCAAGCACTTCGTGACATAACTAAGACGTATTCTGATATAAAGACAGTGGTGTGGCCAATCGACCCACTTTCTTAAAAGGATACCTATGAAAATTGCCGTTTATGCTATCAGTAAAAACGAAGAAGAGTTTGTAAAACGCTTTTGTGAGTCAGCCAAAGACGCTGATTTGATTCTGATTGCTGATACAGGGTCTACAGATAATACCGCCGTGCTGGCACGCCAGTGTGGGGCAAAAGTGTATGACATTGCTGTCAAGCCTTGGCGTTTTGACAAAGCCCGTGACACTGCATTAAATCTGATCCCTGGCGACTTTGACGTGTGTATATCACTGGACCTTGATGAGATTTTAGAACCCGGCTGGCGCAAAGAAATCGAGCGCGTGTGGCAAGAGAACACTACACGACTGCGTTACAAGTTTGACTGGGGCTGTGGCATCAGTTTCTTTTACGAAAAAATTCACCACCGTACTGGCTACCACTGGCACCATCCAGTCCATGAATACCCACGGGCGGATAACCGAACAAACGAAGTTTATGCACATACGGACATGCTGCTGGTAAGCCACCATCCAGACCCAACAAAGTCTCGTGGTCAGTATATGCCTTTGCTTGAGTTGGCAGTCAAAGAAGACCCACGCTGCCCTCGTAATGCGTTCTACCACGCACGTGAGTTGACTTTCTATTACCGATGGAAAGAAGCCATCATTGCGCTAGAAAGATACCTTGCAATGCCTGAAGCGACGTGGCAGAACGAGCGTTGCTACGCTATGCGTTTACTTGCCAAATCACATGACGAATTAGGGCATATTGAAGAAGCCATGAAGTGGGCGCGACTTGCAGTTGCTGAGGCCCCCGGCACCCGCGAGCCATGGGTAGAGTTGTCCATGATGGCATACCGTAGATCAATGTGGGCTGAGTCATATGCGGCGGCACTTTCTGCGCTTGAGATTAAAGACAAAGCATTGGTGTATACGATGGACCCATCAGTGTGGACAGAGAAGCCTTACGACCTTGCAAGTATTGCTGCATGGCATCTGGGGCTCAAAGATTCTGCTATTGAATTTTGCAAAAAAGCTTTAGAATTCAATCCCACAGACAGCAGGCTTATTGCAAACCTTGCGTCTATGCAACCTACTGTGGAGTCATTATGATTGGACGCCTTATTGCACTGCTGTTCTTAAGCCGTGAATATGCGCATAGAGCGCACCTGCGCACTACAAGCTACGCCCAGCATATGGCACTGGGTGATTTTTATTCTAGCATCGTGGACATTGCAGATTCATTGACGGAAGCCTACCAAGGTCGTCATGGGATCATTGACGATATTCCTATGTTGGAAGAAACAGATATGGGTGAACCAGCTGATGTACTCGCACGTCATCTAGACTCAGTTGAAAAAATGCGCTATACCGCTGTTCAAAAAACTGATACAGCACTTCAAAATATTATTGATGAAGCTGTTGCAGAATACTTGAGTACCCTGTATAAATTACGAAATCTGAAGTGATGGACAACCAACAGATATTTAATTTTGTTGTGGCAATCGCAGCCTTCTTGGCTGTGTTCGTGTTTAACCAAACGACCCGCAAGATTCAGAAGTTGGAAGATGATGCCAATTCTTTGCGGGAGAATCTGCTTAAAGACTACGTCCAAAAGGACGACTACAAGTCTGACATTGCAGAGATCAAAACTATTCTGAGGCAAATCTTTGACAAGTTAGACTCAAAACAGGATAAGTGATGATTGACCCAATCACGGCACTGAATGGCCTGCAAAGCGCCATCAGTATGGTCAAGAAGGCAAGTAAAGTTGCCAATGACCTAGGTTCACTAGCGCCCATGTTGGGCAAGATGTTTGACGCCAAGAGTCAAGCTACCAAGGCAATGCTTCAAGCAAAGTCTGGCAAGAAAGGTTCCAATATGGGAACTGCTCTTGAAATTGAAATGGCGCTAGAACAAGCCCGTGCGTTTGAAGAAGAGTTGAAGATGCTCTTCATGCAGACTGGAAAGATTGATGTTTGGAACAAGATTAAAGCGCGTCAAGCAGAGATGGACTTGGCAGATGCCAAAGAACTCAGCGCGTTAAAGAAGGCTGAAAAAGAAGCCAAGGCCAAAGACCAAGAGCTGCAGGAATGGGCCATGATTATTGGTGGTACGTTCTTTGTACTATTTATACTTTTTGTTGGTGTGAATGAAATGATTGATTTTTGTCATACAACCAGAAGGTGCGGTGGCCGATGAATGAATACCAAAAGACATTTGATCTGGCGCTCAAGATATTTGTTTACGGCTGCGTGGCGCTTTATTTTCTTGGGTTTCTTAAGTTTTTGCCAAACGACTTGGCAGACAAGATAGTCAATTTGTTGCTTGGAAAAGTTGGGCTTGGTAAATGAAATACCTCATTCTGGTTTTATTGTTGACAGGCTGTAAAGATGTTTACAGATACCCATGCCAAAACCCTGACAACTTTTACAAACCTGAATGCCAAAAACCAAAGTGTCTGTTTACGCAGATGTGTCCTGAGTATCTTGTAGCGCCCATACTGGAGAAGAAAATTGAACCCCCTCAAGTTCCTGAATCAAGTCTTCAGAAGTGACGCGCAGCATAAACTGACTGCGGACGAAATCGAAGTCCGCATTTGGGGCTTCGTGGTCATCATGATCACAATCATTTTGTTTGGGATTGTGTTTGCACTGTTGTATTCAGTGACGTTTGTTACACAGCCAATCAAGAGCATGGCTCCAATTGACCAAGCCTATACTAAGATGCTCAACGATATTGTGTTGTTGATTGTGGGCGGTATTGGCGGTATTGTTGGTAAGCGTGCCGTAGGTGCAGCAACCGGTTCTACAACTACACAAACATATCCACCAAGTGGCAACGCAAGTCCATGCCCACCAGTATCAACTTCTTCCGGTGCATCACCAGTAATTGCTGGTCAACCCTTTGGACAGATGCCGGTCTGGGTAAATCCTCAACTTGATGAGTCCTGGACACCCGGCCCACCTCCGACAACTTCAGCCGACCATGAACATCCCGAACGTGGGGATATTGCTCTAGAGCGTTCACTCGCAAGGAATGAGACATGAGTATATTCAACCCTTATGTAATCCTAGGCGCTATTGTTACAGCTCTTGGTGTTTATTTCTACGGGCATCATGTTGGCTGGTCTGAGCGTGATGCTGAAATGCAAATTGAAATTGCTAAGAAAAATGAGGAGGCCCGTGAAGTTGAGCGGACCATGACCAGTAAAGTTATTGCACAAACCAACAAGTTACAGGAGGCTAATGATGCTCTCAATCAAAAAACTACTGCCCTTGATCGCGCCATTCGTGCTGGCAAGCTGCGCCTCCCCACCTCCAGTTGTGTACAACCCACCACAGGTACCGCCCCTGCCGACAGCAATCGCGACACCGAGACAAGCGAATCTGACAGACAGACTCTCGCAGCTATTGCAGCCATCGTCGCCGAAGGGGACGCAGCCATCAACCAGCTCAACGCCTGCATCTCAACCTACAACGAAATGAGGGAGTTGGTAAATGCTAAACGCTGAGCAACTAGCCAAACTGAAAATTGGCCCAGAATGGGTAGACGCCTTGAATGAAACGTTTACTCGTTTCGGTATCAGCACGCCCCGCCAGCAAGCTGCATTTATTGGGCAGTGTGGTCATGAGTGCGGACACTTTAAATTGCTTGAAGAAAATTTGAACTACCGTGCTGCAACGTTGATGAAGCTGTGGCCAAAAAGATTTCCTACTCAAGAGATTGCAAATGAGTACGAGAAACAACCTAAGAAAATTGCCAACAAAGTTTATGCCTCACGCATGGGCAACCGAGATGAAGCTAGTGGAGATGGGTACCGTTTCCGTGGCCGAGGATGTATTCAGCTGACTGGCTCTGATGGGTATTATCATGCTGGTAAAGCACTTGGTGTTGACTTCTGGGCCAACCCAGAATTAGTAGCTACGCCTATGTATGCCGCATTAACTGCAGGGTGGTTTTGGTCCACACGCAAATGCAATGAATTGGCTGAAGCAGGAGATTGGATTGGTCTGACCAAGAAAATTAACGGCGGTACGATTGGCTTGAATGACCGGATCAAACATATCAACCATGCGCTTGAAGTCTTAACTGCTTAGTGGCAGAATGTGTGTAGGTCTGTGGAGACCTTTTTAACAACTTTCAAGGAGCCAACATGGCAATCAGTTTTGAACAATTTATGGAAGCAACAGGCGCTGAGCTGGTTGCTGGCAACATCATCGTAGGCGTTATGGCCGATCGCAAAAAGGTTGGTAGCTTGAACGATGAAGGTGTGTTTAACTTGAACGACGAAGGCAAACTACTGGCTGACGAAATCGAAACGCCTAGTGGTAAAAAAGCAACAAAGTCTAAAAAGGCTGAAGCAGCAGAAACTCCTGCTGAAGACGCTCCAGCAGCTTAATTGAGAAGGTGGGATCATGCCCGGACTCCGTATCGACAACTTTTCCGGTATCGTACCGAGGACTGGTCCCACTGCGCTTGAAGGCAACCAAGCCCAGATTGCTAACAATGCCAAGCTGACTTCACTAGAGATTCGCCCATGGCGCAGCCCTACGCTTGAGTACACGCCCAGTGGCGGCTCCAGCGTTCAAACAATCTATAAGTTCACTGGCCCCAGCGGGTCCTCGCCTATATGGCTTGAGTGGAATTACGATGTGGATGTCGTTCCTGGCCCAGTGGCTGACTTAAATGAATTTCGCTTGTACTACACAAGCTCAGGGTTTACCCCTAGAAAAACTAACTGGGCGTTGGCCAACAGTTCTGGCACTGCGCCTTACCCCAATTCTTATTACGAGATGGGTGTTCCTGTTCCCACGGGCGCACCTTCTTTATCCAAAGCCGGTACGGGTACTGCCCCTACCGAAGACCGCTCGTACATTTATACATATGTAACCAAGTTTGGTGCAGTATACGAAGAATCCGCTCCTAGCCCCGCGACAATCATCACAGGCGTCAATACGGCTGGAGACTCTGTAACGATTACAGGTTTTTCTACCCCTCCTACGGGAAACTATAACTTCTACGCCCGTCGTATTTATCGGTCCGTTATTGGTACAACAACTTCAACTTACTTGCAAGTTGCAGAAATTCCAATCGCGACAACAACATATGTAGACACCAAGACAATTGCTCAGCTTGGTAGCGCCCTTCAGTCTTTGTATTACACACCACCACCCTCTACTTTGCAGGGTATTGTGTCTATGCCAAACGGCATGTTGGCTGGGTTTACTGGTAACCAAGTCTGGTTTTGCGAGCCTTACCTACCCCATGCATGGCCTGCTACGTACATGCTGACTACAGATTTCCCTATCGTGGGCTTGGGTGTGTTTGGCAACTCGCTGTTTGTAGGTACAACCCGTAATCCATACATGATTACTGGCACAACACCAACCAGCATGATGCAGGAGAAGCTGCCCATGGTGCAGCCCTGCGTGTCCAAGAAGTCTATTGTCTCCGACCAGTATGGCGTTCTGTACGCCAGTCCTAATGGTTTAGCTTCTGTTGCCCCCGGGACGCAGGAGATTATCTCTAACGCCCTCTACACACGCGAGGAGTGGCAGCTGCTAAACCCATCCACTATGCAGGGTGCGGTGTACAACAACATGTACTTTGGCTTTTACCAGACTGTTGCTGGGGCCCGTAAGTCAATCATCATCTTGCGTGGGGACAACCCACCACTGGCCACGTTTGATTCAGATGCCAAAGCCAAATTTGTCGAGCCCATCACAGGTACGGTATACGTCCTGTCCGCCACAGACAACAAAATCTATTCAATAGATACCAGCACAACAAGCAATACGGTGTTTACGTGGCGGTCCAAGAAGTTTATTCATAATCGTCCTACGACTTATGCGGCCTTGCAACTGCACGCAGATTACGTATACATGGCGGCCAACCCTGGCACATACCTTACAGTCAATCTGTATGCCGAAGGCCAAGGCGTGCTGACGATCAACATGACTGGCGATGAACCTGTCCGTATTCCTAACGTGACTCGTTCCTACTACTGGGAAATTGAGGTGACTGGAAACGTCCCTGTTCGCCGTGTAACGATTGCCACGTCAGTGGATGAGCTGGAGCAAGCTTAATGGCTGATCTGCCAAGACTTCCCGGTATACCTTCGATCTCACCGGTCAAAGACCCCACTGTTGCGGCAATTTTGCGCCCAATGAAAGAGTCGTTGGAGATTCTGGGCGGAGCCATTTCTGGAAACCCACTTCCAAATGGTAGTACGGTAGATGCTGGATTCAACCCAGCCATCTCAAATGTTACAACGATTACCTCTGGGTACAACGGGACTACAGATACAACGCCACCTCCTACACCAAGTGGGCTAACCATCAGTGCTGGCTTTACAAACATTCTGTTGAGCTGGACTGACCCCAATGTCTCGGGTACATTCCTTAACTACGCATACACTGAAGTCTGGCGTTCAGTTGACAACGTCTTAGCCCATGCGGTTTTGCAAGGCTTTGCCCCTGGTGCGGTGTACTCTGATCCCGTAGGTACTAGCAAAAGCTACTACTATTGGATTCGTTTTGTATCTCAAGCCAACGTTGCTGGCCCGTACAACAGTTCTACAGGTACCCTTGGCGGCACTGGCCTTGTAGGTGGAGTGGACCTTGGCCCTCTGATTATTGACGCTACCAAGTTGGCAACAGATGCAGTTGAGTCTGGCAAGATTAAAGACTACGCAATCACAACAACTAAGATTGCTAACCTTGCTGTAGGCAACGCAGCTATTGCAAATGCCGCGATCACAAATGCCAAGATACAAGATTTGGCTGTAGATGATGCCAAGATTTCTAGTCTAGCTGTCAATAAACTTACAGCAGGGTCGATTAACGTTGGTCAATATATTCAATCCACAGGGTATTCGGCTGGTACTACCGGTTGGTATATCGGGGGTAACGGTTTTGCTGAGTTCGGTGCTGCATCTATCCGTGGCCAGCTGACTGCCAGTCAAATTGATACCCGTGGGTTAACCATCAAGGATTCCTCCGGCAATGTTATTTTTGCTGCTGGAACGCCACTTAATTACTCATACATCACTGCAGACCCCGGCTGGCTTAACTCAGCACTGACTCCAACAATCAACGGCAAGTTGACTAAATCAGGGGATACCATCTCAGGCCGAGTTAACTTTTCTGTACCTGACGGCATGTTTGCTGGCTCAGACGTTAACAATGGTGTGTATTTTGGCAGTGGTGGCCTGTTTGGTAAAAAGGCTGGTGTAACCACGTTCTATGTGGATACCGCTGGTAATGCACTGTTTGGTGGAACTCTGTCTGCTGCCACTGGAACTTTTACAGGTACTCTGACTGTAGGTTCTGTTCCCGCTGTCAGTGGTACTTCCATGAGCGGGTATGGTGCGGTATTTAATAGCAGCGGCACGTTTGCCCTTGGCAACTCCACCACCAATCTGTCTTTTGACGGGACTAACCTCACTTTGAACGGCAACATTGTCCGCACCGGCAACATTCTCAGCGGGGCGATCACCAATACGGTTTCATCTTACACAGCGGGACGTGTTTATAGTTCGGGCACTTCTAGTTGGACAACTGTTCAATCTTTGACAATTTCCTGCTCAGGAGGCTCAGTATTTGTTTCTTCTTCTGGGCGAGCATTTAACGGGTTGTGGGTTGCAGAATCAGGCGACACCGCTTCTTGGCCACTGTTTCGAATTGTCGCTAATGGGTCAGAGTTAATCCAATCGGATGTCCCCAGTATGTCTTTTAGTGTAGGTACAGCATCTGGTTCATTTACGGTTGAGCTCCAAATCTTGGATCAGAATACTGGCTCAGGAACTTTTGCTTACTCGTCTTCTGTATCGAACAGGTCTTTATACGCTTCTGAGTTCAAACGATGACTTACACAATCTTCAGTACTGCCACTGGGCAAATTCTCCGAATTACCTATACAACGGATATTGCCGCCCAACTTCAAGAAGGCGAAGATTACTTGGAAGGCAATTATGCTGACGACCAATACTATATTGATAACAAACAGCCCGTCGAGATTCCAGCCGCGCCTGATGTTTCTGCCACCTTCAACTACACAACCAAGCAGTGGACAAGCAATCCAGCTCGCCATGCTGTAGAAATCCGCAGGCAACGCGACGCGCTACTAGCCAAAACAGACTGGCGCTACCGCCGAGATAGAACCACAACGCCCGAGTGGGATGCATATTGCCAAGCCCTACGGGATGTACCTGCTCAGGCAGGGTTTCCGTTTAACGTAGTGTGGCCTACCCCACCTGCATAAAAGTTACCTTTTTTACAGAAACAATGTAAGATACAGTCCCATGAGTAACCATACACTTCGGCCTTTGTCCCCATGGATGACCGAGTCTGTTAAAGACCCGGAGGCTCAAGAGTTTCTGACGCTTGTGTTAAATGCGATTGAAGTGTGGGATGACATCATTGATAGGGACGGTCGAATTGTGGACAATGATATCCACAATGTATTCACTCAATTGTTGGTCAGACTTCCAGCAAATGCGTTTTACCAAAAGTATTACACAGCTTTGGCAGGCATGCTTATTGTCATGATTACATCATGGCACACTTCCAATGCGGATCAGAGCACACAAGAATCAGCAGCGCACGCTTATACGTTGCGCAAAGAGTTTATCAACTTGGTTGTATTGTGCGTTGCATTAACTGGAAGTATTGCAGATGCACGTATGGCGTCATTGGCAGGCTGGACAGACTCAGCTACCAACGATTCTTTTAACGAATTTTCAAGGGGCGAATAATGGGATTCTGGGGCGGCTCTTCAGCGCCTGCAGCCGATCCAAATATCGGTGCGGCGCAAAAACAAATTTCTGATCTAGCGTCAGATCAATGGAACACCTTTAAAACTGATATTTATCCAAAACTGATAAAACAGATGGATAAAGAAACAACCCGAGCTGATGAAGTTTGGGCAATGGACAAATCTATTGCTGAGTTCCAATTAAAAAATGCGCAAACCGATCGTGCAATTTATGAGCAGTATGGGCTACCGGCAGGTAAAAAACTTGTTGAGGACGCCAACAAATACAACGAAGCTGGCTACCAAGAACAAATGGCTGGCCAAGCCGTAGCTGATATTTCCAATGCAGAAGAGATTGCCCGAGTTACTGGAATTCAACGAGACCGCTCGTATGGCATCGACCCCACGTCAGGTCGTGCAGGTTTAGGGTTCAACGCTAATAACGTTACTGCTGCGCTGGCTAAAGCGCAAGCTGGCACTCAAACTCGTGAGATGGCCAAACAACTTGGTCTTCAGAAGCAAGCACAGATATTTAACATGGCTTCAGGCTTGCCTGCGCAATCTATCCAAGGTATTAATACTGCATTGAATGCAGGCACTCAAGGCATGGATTCAACTGGTAAAGCTCTTGCCGGTGTATCTACTGCTTCCGGCACAATGAGTAATGCAGCTCAAACTGCTATGGGCGGTTGGAACCAAGTCGGTCAACTTGGTGTTAATAAATATCAAGCAGACTTACAAAGATATACTGCAGATGCAAATTCATCTGCTGGGTTTGGTAGGGCGCTTGGCCAACTTGGATCAGCTTATATCATGGGCCCGATGACTGCTGGCTCCGATATCAACATCAAAGAAAACATTTACCAAATTGGTAAATTGACCAATGGTTTCCCACTGTACGCATTTGAATATAAACCAGAGTATCGTGATACATGGGGTCACGGTATTCAAATTGGTGTGATGGCGCAAGACATTGAGTTGACTTTACCTGAGGCTGTTTCTATTCACCCTGATGGATACAAACTCGTTGACTACGATAAGGTGATGAATCATGGGATTTAATCTTGGTGCAGCATTAGGTGGAGCCGCTGAAGGCGCTTCAGATACCTACTTTAAACTTAAAGAACAGCAACGCCGTGATGCGGAGATGAAGCAACGGCAGGAAATGCACGATGCTTGGAAACGCGAGCAGTCTGAAAACGAACAGCTCAAAGCACTTGCTGGTGAAACATATGGTCGAGTAGATACCCCCGAAGCATGGAAGACTGCTGGCGGAGCTATGGGCCCAATGCCTGAAGGCGAACAATCAGCGCTTCCTGCTGACGCTGCAGCGGCATTTCCTGCGCAAAAGCTGTATGCCCGTGACCAAGCAGCAAAAGATTTCCAAGCCAAAGCCATGGGTATCAACCCAATGAAGGCAATGGATTACGAAACCAAAGCTCTACAGACTCAAAACTTGCGCCAAGGTATTAAAAAAGGCGAGTATGAGTTGACAGCATT